ATGATATATTGAACCACCCATTTCTTCAAGAAAAGAAGGCTGGCTTTCTTTCAAAGATCATACCAAAGAGACCCGCGACGGTAAAAAAGATGGAAGAACCAAAGAAGGTTGGTACATCGTCGGCAATCAGACGGGCGAGAGCTGTTCTCCAAAAAGAAGCGGAAAAGAAAGCACAACCAATCAAGAGAGCTCCAATTCGTGGTAGAGATCCATCGGTTATGAATCAAGTTCGCGAAATTGAAAAGCGTATTGAACAGGTCAAAAGAATTGCGACTCCCGTGCAACGCCCCAAGGTCTTCATCAACAAAAATGGTGATCTCAAGATTGACAAGCGCAAGTGTCGCCTCTACAAAAAGGAAGATCTCGCGAAGATGTTCAAGTTAGATCCAAAACTGACCAAGGAACAAATGTGTAAGTTCATAAAAAATATGTAATACAAGTATAAAACTATGTGGCTTCTCGCTCTCCTCGTACTCATTGATCTTTTGATCCTCAGCCAAACCGGAAAGCGACGTCTTGATGTTACGGTCAGTGCGTCAGTTTCAAATGGAGAACAGTGGACTATTTACGGAACCATGGGTTGTGGATGGACTCGTAAGCAGTTAGATTATATGAAGAAGAATGGGAAACCATTCAAATTTATTGATTGTGAAAAGGAAGGTTGTTCAGGTATGGAAGCCTTCCCAACCCTTGTTAGCCCCAATGGCGAACAAATCGTTGGTTATAGTGAAATCTAAAGTCCGCGAACAACATTCATGGATAATGCAAGAATGAAAGCATCAAGCATTGTTTCAAGTGGTTTGAGAACAGTAATGTGTTTCACGAGAGAACGATTCCACGCAAATCGAAGTACGAAGGTGGCAATAAGGATGTTCAACACAAAGATAAGAAACTCCATGAGCATATCGGATTTGGTTTGAGACTTGGCAACTTCTTTGATCATTTTAATGATTAGCAATATTTTTTTCTGTTTTAATTACAAATGAAAGAGTTGCCACTCAGTGGCTCTGAAAAAAAATTTACAGATAGACGGTGGGGTACATCAACAGGTATAGGTAATAATAACTGTTACGCCTATGCTGTGGGAGATTATGAAGCGTATCGATGGCAAAAATCAATACCAGGTGATCGGTCTGGTCTTTCAAATCTCGCACACAATTATACCCACTGCAAGGATCTCCCTAGGCGCGTAATTTCGGATAATCCCACAAAAGTTTATAAAGTTGACGCAAACGAAAAGTGTAAGAAGGGGTATTACAAAGTTATGATGTTTGTTTGCCCTGGACGTCCTACAAATTATATTCGACAAGGTGATTTCCATTTTTACCGACAACATGGGGTAGTTGAATATAAGATTAAGCCTGGTGATACACAGAAATCTGTTGCAAAATTCTTTAAAGTTCCAGAATCACGGGTAAAGCAGGCTGGTAAATTTGAAGTCGGTAAGCGTATTGTTTTTAAAGCCAATGTTTTCAGTCACAAGCGTGGATGGGCTACGGGACCACTTCTGACTGATGCAAAGGGCAAGGTTATTAAGGATCCTCGCAAGGCTTCTAGAAACTATCCCGGACTAAACTACGAAACATATTGTAGCTCATTCTGTGTCAAGGACAAGGGAATCAAAGTCGGACAGACCCACCCCAAGGTCCGCCAAAAGACTCTCTAAATCTAATGTATTTTCAACATCAAACGACATATCAAACATATCCATTATGTTAAAAATTGCTTCACTCTCCAATGACACAGAATTTGAAGTTGCTGTGTAATTGTTCTGAATCGTGACTACTACTTTAAATTGGGAAACGTCAAATACTTTTCTACATAAGGGGCAAGTATTCTTACCTTTATTTTTCCATTCCTTTAGACAGTCGGTATGAAACATATGTCCACAACGGATCGGTGAATTTTTTCGTGTCGATCTCACATCATTGAGACATATAGCACATGGCGACATTCTAGAGTATGGTTTTAAAGTTTTTTTACAAATTTAGCTCAGTTAGTAGATATTAGACATATCTGTGTATCTATCACATGGGTCACAGCGATCACGAGATTGTTCTTGAATCTTATTGAGAAGCTCTGGACCTTGCTTTTGGAGAAGCTGACGGTACGAATAGTTATCAGTCTTGTCAATATTATTTTGCTTCATCAAATAAGAGTTTGTGAGCTGGGATGCTGAGTGGATGGTAAAGCATCGTCCATCAGCCATACCAAGTCGTTGAGACATTTTGTTAATATTAAGTTAGAAATTAATTTGCCTGTTGTTAATTGTTTGAAGCCATGAATGAAAACCTTTATTTCTGAGACATTCCACCATCGGTTCGCACTTATGTCCCAAAAATGTATCAAAGACATCCGTGTCTTCAGTTTGAGAAACGCGAATCTGTGAATCTTCGTTGATGTGCTGATTGATAATGTTATAAGCAAAAGCAATCTCTTTGAGAGTCTCCGCGCCAGTGATAATAATTTTGCCAGTTGAAAAAATACTCGTAGTAATTTCTTTCATCTCCTGTGCAGGTTTGAACTTAATCTTCACCGCTGAATATCTATCCGGTTCAAAAGAAACTTTGAAGATATCGGAGTAATTCTCAAAATGTTGAGCGACCCGCATAAGATTAACATTGTAGTTGAGACTGAAGTTTGAGTTAATCATTACGACCCGAAAAGAATCAACTGGCATTTGTACATCCATACCCAAAAAGTTCTTGAAGATATATGTCAATTGAGTAATGATACGTTTGCAATCGAAAAGATCACAGCACCCGGCCACTTGAATTGAACCATTTGGAAACACCTTAACCGATTTTGTACTGTAACTGTCATGATAAGTAAGTGTAACCTGGTTATAAAATGTAGTGGGTTTCAATTTCCACTCGAAACCACCATCACTTTCTGTGCCACCACGTTTAAGTTTGAAAGAACCTAGCTCCTCAAATATATAACGAAGTCTTTTTATGTTAATATTTTGTACAAAACTCGAAACCATCGTGATAGTTGTAATCTTTATCCATGATGGTCTCGTTTCGTCTGGAAACTCCTTTCTAAACTCATCAAGGGTGAGTAGATAGGAAAAGCTATTATTAGCAATAGCCGAGTACATTCTTTATCAGTCTTTTATATAGCCTTCTTTGTCTTTATCTGACTTTTAAGCTGTATAATCTGACTTAGGTATTTACTTAGAGAAAAGCCACAAATTTAAACCAAAATGCCCGCCTTTCTTCGAAAGGCTACTTCTACTTATCACATCGAAGATGAACTTCAATATGTTCAAATTGAATATGAGAAATTTGTGGAAGGTAAAGGGTATGAACTGTTCGTAGATCATCTTATCACAGAACCACTCGCCGACTGGATTGAATTTAAAGCCAAAAAACATGCCATCTCATACGTGAATTTTTTGGATACAATGGTTGATAAGACGTTCGAGGTTAGACAAAAAATGGCAGAATTGGCACTTGAAGAAGCTCTAGAATCAAGTGACAACTATGTACGAATTGCCCATATGGCAAAGATTTTGGATCCTACATTCCAACCACCTAGAATTAATGTTAGAAGTGCTTGGCAGAAAGAATTCATTAAAAAATTTTGCTATGAGACACTTACCGATTTGATTGAAAGGACGTATAACATATCAAGACTTGAGTACTTTTTTAACGTCGCGAGTAATATACAATAACTGCAATTGTGCCCACTAGAATTGAGGCGCCAATGATTGACATTTCAGGATTGTTAGATACACCAACCTTAACGACTTCAACAGCACGGACTAGCTTATTTTTCTCTTGTGTAAATCCTGGATCTATATTTCTACGTGGATGAATTTCTCTAGATAAAGAGCATGTAGCACCCTTTGTACATAAAGCATAATCACAGAACACACTTTTTTCTGGTTGAGAAATACCAACTTCTTCGCGTAATTCTGAAAAATCACTAAAATCACCACTTTGTCTCACACCTCCTGGAAGGGAGAATTCATGTTTGACAAATGGATTGATATCGTTAATAGTGTCTTCATCACTGAGCATAAACTTACTCATAGTTACTTTTACTTCAGATTATATTTTTTGGTCTTCATTTTAGATCGATGCTCTTCCCACATTTTATCTAGATCAACGTCTAACATATGAGCTAACTGAAACAGGTAACTAAATACATCTCCCATTTCCATCATCACATCCGTCCCCCTCTCCTTCTTGAGTCCTGTTTTCTTGTATGTCTTTTTGTATTGTCGAATAGCCGACGCTAATTCTCCAAATTCTTCCGTCAGAAGAAGCCACACTGTATCTACAGCGGCACGATCCCACCCTTTGGATTTACATACTTTTTCAGTTTCAGATTTATAATAATTTAAACTCATCTTATTTAAACATAAACCCAAAACTTTAATTGATACCAATCTTATTGTTGATGTCAATCTTTTTACCATATGTACTGGTATTAATTGGTTGGTCCAATGGCATAGCTATCGTATCAATATCCTTGATATAAGACATATATTGAGAAACACCAGTTTGAATTTGGGAAACGGCGGTTTCAATGACACGGGCGTTCATAGATTTAACTTGTTCCTTAACACGTGAGTGATGGTCACCGGAGTTGTTAATGAAAACTACACGCATAATGCTGTACAAATCATCTGGGTTTTGACGATCAATCGCAATCCCAGTTTTGTTCTTGAACGCCTGTCTGACCCCACGCTGGAGAAGATTTTGATTGAACTCAGAGAAGAACAGGGTGTTCAGTGGTGTCTCACACTGTTTCATAGAATCAAGGTGAAGGTTGTCACACATTTAATATACTCTCCGAAAAAAAACTGTATGTAAATACTAAATGTTGAACGCTGCCGACTTCGACACGGTCTATGCCGAAAAACCAAACAATGTTGAAGATGTTATCCCATGCAAACCTCCAGCCTGCTTCGTTGGATCATACGCTCCAGTCTCACGTCCAGGTGAAGAAGGTGCTTTTTTTAACAACACCTATTTACTTCAGCCCAACCGAAAGATGGAAGTTGTTGGCACCGTGAAGGTTCGAAGTAACGATCTCGAAAAGTGCCGCAAGTAAGTTAAAAATAAAACACCTAGGATTATTAATAAGTAGAGGATGAGAGTTACAAAACGCTCCGGTCGTATTGAAGACATGAAATTTGACAATGTCACCAATAGGATCAAAAAGTTAACATACGGACTCTCAGAGAAATGTGACTCATCAAAGATTGCCCAGCAAGTTTTTTCTTCAATGTACGACGGCATTACCACACAGGAAATCGACACTCTTTCAGCCGAAATATGCATTGGAATGATTACGTCGGATCCGGATTATGAATTATTAGCTACTCGCATCGTTGCCAGTAATCTTCAGAAAGTCTGCCCCAATAACTTTTACGTGGCAATGAAAAAACTAGCCAAAGCTGGAATTATTACAGAAGAAGTCGCTACAATTGCTGGACGTGTTAAAGATGATATCGTAACGAAGAGGGATTATGACTTTGGTTATTTCGGTCTCAAAACACTTGAAAAGTCCTATCTTCAGAGACTTGATGGTGTATTGATGGAAACACCTCAGTACATGTTTATGCGTGTCTCTATTGGTATTCATGGCGATGACATTCCATCGGTCCTCGAAACTTATGATAAAATGAGTCAAGGTCTTTTCATTCACGCGACACCAACACTATTCAACGCGGGAACACCACGACCACAAATGTCAAGTTGTTTCCTCATCGCCAATAAGGAGGATTCAATCAACGGTATTTATGGAACCCTCACAGAATGCGCTCAAATTTCAAAATGGGCTGGTGGAATCGGTATGCATATTCACGATGTAAGAGCCAATAAATCTCGTATTAGAGGCACAAATGGTCAATCAGATGGTATCATTCCCATGCTTCGTGTATTTAATGCCACGGCGCGCTATGTAAATCAAGCCGGGCGTCGCAAAGGATCCATTGCTGTATATTTGGAACCATGGCACGCAGACATCATGGACTTCTTGGAGATTCGCCTCAATCAAGGTGACGATGAGGCAAGATGTCGAGATCTTTTCTCGGCTCTTTGGATTCCGGATCTATTCATGAAGAGAGTTGAAGAGGGTGGTAATTGGTCTCTCTTCTGCCCAGATAAGGCTCCAGGTCTCTCCGATGCAGTTGGTGAAGAGTTTGATACCCTCTATACAAAGTATGAAGAGGAGGGGCGAGCTCATTCAATTGTACCCGCGGCTGATGTATGGAAGGCAATTCTCAAGTCTCAAACAGAAACTGGTACCCCCTATATGCTCTACAAAGACGCATGTAACAAGAAGAGTAACCAGAAGAACTTGGGGGTGATCAAGAGTTCCAATCTTTGTACGGAAATTTTGGAATACACCGACAAAGATGAGACTGCTGTGTGTAACCTGGCTTCAATCGCCTTACCAAAGTTTGTAGATCCAGACACAAAAACATTTGATTATGAGAAGCTCCATGAAATTACAAAAATTGTTACCAAAAATTTAAATAGAGTTATTGATAGAAATTTTTATCCAGTTGAGACTGCTCGCAAATCTAATATGCGCCATAGACCAATTGGTTTAGGTGTTCAGGGTCTCGCGGATGTGTTCATTCTTTGTCGTCATGCATTTGATTCAGACGAAGCCAAATACATGAATAGTCGTATATTTGAAACAATGTATCACGCAGCTCTTGAATCAAGTTCCGAGCTTGCAGAAACTGAAGGTTCATACGAGACCTTCGAGGGTTCCCCAGCTTCACAAGGGATACTTCAATTTGATATGTGGGATGGGGAGACAAAACTCCACTATGATTGGGATGTTCTCAAAGAACAAATCAAAGAAAAGGGGCTTCGTAATAGCCTTCTCATGGCTCCAATGCCAACGGCTTCTACCGCCCAGATTCTGGGTAACAATGAATGCTTTGAACCATATACTACTAATATCTACCTGAGAAGAACACTGGCGGGTGAGTTTGTGGTTGTGAATAAACATCTTGTTGATGATCTCAAGAAGATTGGTCTCTGGTCAAAGGATATGAAGGATCTAATGGTAAAGGCAGGTGGTTCAATCCAAAACATTGTGGATATTCCAGATGAAATTAAAAAACTCTACCGTACCGTGTGGGAAATCAAGATGAAGGATGTCATCGATATGGCTGCCGATCGCGGTCGATTTATTGATCAGTCCCAAAGTATGAATCTCTTCATGGAGAGTCCAACAATGTCAAAACTTTCATCTATGCACATGTATGCATGGAAGAGGGGTCTCAAAACGGGAATGTACTATCTTCGATCAAAGGCTAAGGCTCGGCCGATCCAGTTCAGTCTTGAACCAGATTGTGTTGCATGTTCGGCTTAAAGTTTTGATATGATATTCAAATAACATAATGTCCAAAATTTCCGACGCTATTGAAAACTTAGAAATTGCTGAGTTTAACAACCGAAAGATTGTTCTTTCTACCAAGGATGGCACCCCAATGAGAATTCAATTTCCGCGGTTATACATGCCTTTCGGTATCTCTGGTTTTGAACCACCAGTCGGACCAACTAAATACAATGTAGATTTGGCTCTCAAGGGTCATGATGAAGAGGGGAGCTATATTAAAAAGTTCTATGAATCGTTGAGACACATTGAAAGTAAAATCATTGGTGCTGTCGTTGAACAAAGTGAAAAAATCTTTGATAAGAAGATGACGAGGGATGAAATTGAACCAATGTTCAATTCAAATATCAAGGAAAGCCCGGGTCGCGAACCCAAATTTCGTGTAAAAGTTGATACGGATCATAATAACATGATCAAGGCAGCTGTTTATGACGGAGATAAAACACCAATCAAAACGGAAGTCTCTAACGGTCTCTATTCAAGAAATAGTGGTCACACTATTGTTGAACTTAATAGTGTATATTTCTTGAATAAGAAGTTCGGTTGTACCTGGAAACTTAATCAAATGGTGGTTTATGAACCACAAAACCTAAAGGGATTTCAATTTCAAATCTAATACAGAGGTGTTACGGTATTCGTACCAACAACATTTCTATAAGCTGGGGTTGGACTATAATTACGCGACCCACCAGTCTTTGTATAGAATGCATTACTGGTGGTTTGATAAATACGATTTTTCTTGGTATCCAAATAATTGGTTGCCGCCGCCTTTGCTTGATTTCTATAGTCGTATGCTAAATTTTTAGCCTCTTTTTTTAGGTTTTCCGCCATATCCCGAGCTTCGGATTTGATTTGGTACGCTACAGACTTAGCCATACCCTTCGCCATACTCTTGGCCATCATACCAGCGAGAGCAGCCATTGGTTTTATTTATTACTATTATTTTTATTCAATAGGAGAAGGTGATATATGATTTGAGATTCCTTAAGCAATTTTCCTTGAATCTTAGTAAATTGCTTAGGGTCCAAACCTAGCTTTATCTTAGCCAACTTGACAGACTCGTTCCACTTAGCGAGAGTCATTCTTGTTATACACCCACAAATTTTTACGCCATCTTCTTCATCTTCTTCTTGTAAGCGGCAGTGCCTTCCTTTGGTT